CCCGAAGAGTTGGCCGTAACTTAGCGTTGCTCCGTTTTCCTGGATTTCAGCTATTTCTCTTTTTATGTCATTCAGCCAGTTCTGGAACTCTATTGTTTTCTTTTCTTCCCTTATTTTCCCGATGTTCTCGTTGATTTCTTCGTTGGTACTCTTCAGATTTTGTAATTCCTGTTCTGCCTTGCTTGTATTTACTTCACTTCCTTTGTTTGCCAGCATTTTCCCTACCAGGTCGAGTCCTGCACTTGCCATGTCTGCGGTAACTTTCTTCATCGTGTCTGCTTTGATGGAGTTGGTTTGTGCCTTGGTCAGTTCTATTTGCGCCTTTTGTGCTTCCGCCTGCAGGGCCACTTGTATTCCCATCGGTTGCATCGCTGTTACTGGTGACATCTGTCCCCCCGAACTTGTTGCGCTTGTGCTTTGTCCCCCTGCTCCTCCGCCACCGTATAGCAGTGCCGGATTTAGACCCGCTGCTTCGTATCTTGCCTTTTCTGCTGCCGGGTTGTTGTATGCGTTTTGTTTGTCAAACGTATAATCGTACATTTCCCTTGCCAGGTTTTGGTTGTACGCTGCTGTCTGTTTGTTGTAGTCAAACTGTAACCCCATTCGCTGGAGTTCTGCCTGATTCTGCTTTTCCATCATTTCCCGTCCGTATTCAAATGATGCTTCCTGCATTTCTTTCTGCGCCTTGGCATTTATTGCGCCTCCGATCAATCCCATACCACCTCCTAGTACTGATGATATGATACCACCGCCGCCACCCTTTAAAAAATTTAGAAATCCCATATCCTTTTCGCGCTTTTTCTAAAAGCGGTAAACTCTAACTTGATATATATGTACAGTTGCGTAAAGGTTACGCAACCAATTTTATTGTGATAGTATTAGAGGGGAATTGCTCCCCCTCCTTCATCATGTACTCGGTGCACCTTTTTCATCAGGTGACACCGTAGGCGTCTCCGTTTTCCTGGTTGGTTCCAGTCCTTTTGCTTTCAGAATCTTTTGCCGGTTGGCCGGTTCCATTTTTTCCTGGACTAAATCCCACTTGTCTGTTCTGATGTTGTATTGAGGCAATACGCCGTCTGCTTTCCTTGTATAAACCAGTGGTGCTGCATCCTTGATTGGTTCCTTGTTTTCTGTGAGTCTCTTGACCTTGTTTTCAATAATCTCACCTTCGTAGGCATCAATTTTTTTGATACCTTTCATTTTTTTAAATACTGGTATTCTTCTCATATTACATAATTGGAATTTGTTTTGCACCCATTACACGTCTTGCTTGTATCCTGAATCCGATTTGTACCCAGAAATCCATGTTGTTGAGTTCATTTGTTGCGAAAATCCCGGTAAACTCTTTAGGATTTATATAGGTAGTCGCATTCTCGATTTGACCTTTATTTACTGTATACTGTCTGTTCAGGCACATGAATCCCTCGCTTTCTCCTGCGGCGAAATTGCCGTATGTCCTGTTCACGTTTGTCATGTAGTTAATCCATGCGATTGTTTTGCCTAATGCTGCGTTTTCATCTGCGTCCGCGTGCATCCATTTCTCCATCAGGTCCTGGTACCCGATACCGTCCAGCTGCGGTTTGTGAATGTCATTTAATGTGTCAAGGTCATTATCCCAGTCATTTCCCTGTGAGTAGTCTATGCGCGGCGTAATGCTTGCTATTCCGATAATATAGGATGGTTCTGATATTTTGATTGTGATTGTACCTCCTTTCTTGTTCGAGTTGTATCCTTTGCCTGCCAGTGTTCCTAACGGTTCATTTCCTTGAATTTCTGTTGCTGATGTGCTGACAATTTCTCCGAATTCAATTTCGCCTGATAATCCGCCTTCATATACCGGTGTTTCAGCCCTGAAGTAATAGTCTGTAGTATATACTGTTTCAATCCAGTCCTTGTAGCTTCCTCCGCTTACTGCGATTCTGTTCAGTAAGTTGTAGACCTTCTGGCTTAAGTTGAGTGTGTCGATTGTAAAGCTTCCGCTTGATGTATCGATTGCCGTTAATGCTGTGATGCCGTTGTCTCCGTCAATCCATTCCTTGTTTACCCAGTTGTTGAATATATCTGAGAAGTGTGTTTTTAGCGGAAGTCCGTACAGTTGTCCTCCGCTCGCAATATCCGTAACCATTTCGTTTATTGACGCTACTTCGCAGTTTTGTCCGGAATTCCCGATTATGTATTCTGCTCTTCCTTTGCTTAGGATGTCCTCCCGAAGGCTGTCCAGGTCTTCCAGTTTGTAGTCTCCCAGCGTGATGTCTGACTTGTACTTGATATGCACGGTTCCGCCGTTGAATGTGATGATTGCGGTTGGGTCGGCGCTCTCCCCTCTTTGTAATACGAAACCCGCTCCGTAGCCTATTTTTATCGTTAGCGTTTTGTTTTCGTATCCCAGTTCGCAGTCTGACAGTTTTACCCTGCCTCTCATGTATTGCGTGATTTCGCTTCCCTCTGTCCAGCTTTTGGGTGATAAATCTATATAGCTGTCTTCTTTGTTGATGTCGTTGGGTAAAATTCCGGTGATTATTTCTACTATTGCGTTTTTTTCTTCAATGGTTCCGGTGGTGTTTGTTATCATTTCCCCGTTCATGTTTTTCCCGTTGACGATTGCCATATCGCTGGTTTTTACAGCGTTTTTAATCATATAGAATGATTCTTCCTGTTTGTTGGCGTAGTAATTTTTGAAGATGTCCCAGACTCCTAGAAATGGTACCGCGTTTACTTTCTTTCCGTTCTTGAATTTTTTGATTCCTAGATAGTTGAAGATACTGCTTGATGATGTCTTGACGTCTTGGTTGATACATAGCTTGGGTAACTTTACCTTGGACATGTCCAGCCCGATATTCAGTGCATTGTTGTGCAGCATTGCGTTGTACAGTCTGATAGGTACTGTAAATACATCCATTTGAAATTTGAAACTTCCCAGTAATGGCCCTAATGTCGGATGTGTCATTATCTTGTCTTCCGCTTCGATTGCAAATGTATCGCCGGGCATTCCTAGCAGTTTAAGACATGGAACCAGGGTTCCTACCCCCATGCTGCTTCGCCACGCGTAGGATAAGTCATGTGTACTTCTGTCATATTCCCTTAGGCTTACCGACATTTTGTTGTTGTCGCCCAGTGTGTTTTTACCGATGTTTACTTTCATTTTTTGTTCTCTTTATATGTTATTGCTCTTTCAAATGCTCCTGCTACGATTTTACACACTCTTTCAAGTGTGACGTTTTCCAGATTTTCAATGAGGTCTTTTTTTGTGTCGTATGCTCCGTCTGACACCAGCTGGTTCCCCACTGTTCCGAACCATACATCTTTTTCTTCTGATTTTCCTTTTCTTAGTGAAATTATGCCGTGTAGTGCTTCTGTGAAATCTTGTTCTTTCATTTCCGCTCTGTTTTCACACGTTTCCCCGACTTTTACTGCCATTTTACATGATTCATTTTCACATTTTTCCATTTTATTTCATTTTAAAGTTAAACATTGTACTGTCATTCTCCTGGTCTGCACTTGCGTTCTGGTCTACCTTCTGATCGCTGTTGCTGTTGTTTTTCTGAATGTTAAGGCTTATCACGCATCCTCCTAGTGTTGCTGCTAATATCCATACAAGCACTAGCATCTTCATTAGTTTTCTTTCCTTGTTACTTTTAGCATTTTCCATTGTTTTTTTCCCATTTCGGTTAAATACTTTCCTAACTCTCTATAGCTGCCGACTGTGGTTGTCAGGCTGACCACTTGCCCGGTACATTCGTTTACGAATTCGATTTCAAAAATAGTAAATAATGTTGTTCCTTTGTTTTGTGTATTCATTTTTTTTTATTTTTAGCTATCTTTTTCCTTGACACAGTGCGAATACTGTCCTTAGTAATTCTGTCACCGCTTCAAGGCATTCTTTTTTTGTCCCTTGTATCATCTTGTCCAGTCTGTCCCCTCTTCTTGCTATGTAATAGTCGTGTACGCTTTCCATAACTGTATAGTTTGAGTATTTCCAGTCTTCCGTACCTGCTATCCTGTAGTTTATATTTCCGTTTTTTTCTAGTTTTATTTCTAAACTTAAACTGTCGTTGACTGCTGTCAATTTTATCATTTCTCTCATAATTCTTTGTTTTTGATTACATTGCAAATATACGATTTTTTTTTGAAACTTCAAATTTTCATCGTTTTTTTATTATTATTATTTCATTTATTTCTATAGATAAAAACTTATTATAATGATGATAGCCTGTTGAAACTGTTTATAACTATGTTAATTCATTCATTTTTAGATATTTATCCTGTTCATAACTTTGTTCATAACTTTTCATTTATTTATTTGCATTGTTCATAACTATTTTCTGTAGCAAAACATTTCAATATTCCAAATTTTAAGGCATTTTTTTATTAACAACTTATCAACATGTTTATTAACCGATTTTGGCAGGTTATCAACAGGTTATTAACATCCACAAGCCGAATACCTGGAGGCTTGCACATAGTTGGCAGCATGACCACCCGGGAGTGCTGTCCCGGGTAGCGAGCTAGCCTCGCGTAGTCATGTTGATAAGCGCGGCCTGTGGCCGCCTACCTTCTGGCCAACCAGGGATTAGCGAAGCTGGCGAAGCTGGCGAAGCTGGCGAAGTTAGCGAAGCTTTCTGGACTTTAGCCTTGCCTTGCGCATTTTGGCCAGTCTCTTCTTCTGTTTTTCCATTTCCCACTTTACAGGGTCTATTTTCCATACATTCTCGCTTATTCCTTGGTAATATTTTGTCAGATTTGTCCATTCTTCCTCGTTGTCCATGTTTACTCGCTCTCCGCCTATATATCTGTAACCTCTTTCCTGTTTTTCAATCCATAGTTTTTCCTTCTCTTCATCCGTATAGATATGGTTTCTGTAATATTGTGGCAGTGGTATTTCTGCCCCGCTTGGCAGTTTGTAATTTTCATTTGTTCCACGTGGAACATATTTGTTTCGTTTTGCATTGTAGCTTTTCCAGTATCCTCTGCCTATACCTTTGGAAGTTATTATTTTCCCTATGAATTCAGGATTTTTTTCAGGTATTTTTAGCATGTATTTTGTGATGTAGTTGATGGTTTTTTCATTTACGTAATCACCCTTGTACCAGTACCCGTATTTCCAGTGCTTTAGCAGTGCAGGATTTCCCCATAGTATCCCGTGCATGTGTATTCTTTCGAAATCTTCTCCCAGTTCCGTTATGAACCAGTATTTGGGGTATTTCCCTTCATTGTATTTTCTGTACAGTTCCATGTAATGTCTTAGTGCGTAGTAGCATATCATATTCAGTTCTTCGTAGCTTGGATTTTCCTTTATCGCTAGTTTGTTACTTATTTCTTTCAGCCGATAGTCTGAAAATGTGAAAGTTACGAAAGTCGCTGGAACTGTTGCATTTTTCATTTCTTCGTTCAGTCTGATACACCAGTTTCTTTTTTTTTCTTTACGGCATTCTATACAGACACCGCATGATGCTGGTACGTATCTCAGTCTTTCATCCTCGCATTTTGGTGGATTGTAACCGTTGTTCTTGTTTGGCAGATACTTTGGATTCAGTATATATTTTGTATATAGACACATAATTTTAAAATTTGGTTATAAAGAATGAGAGGTCGCAAACCGCCTGCCTGGATGTTACTCCTCAGGAGGTCCGACCTCTCTTTTTTTATAACCCTAGCCGCGCGGCGATTGAGCGCCACATAGTAGCGAATTCTGCATAGCGCGTTAGGGATTGCAGGCGAGTATGCCCGCAGGGCATTTGTTTGAGCCGGAAAGCCCGACCCTTCAGGGTAACGCCCAAAATAAAAACATCGTGCGTGCGATTACGCGTGCGCGTCATTTTTTATTGGCGAAGTACCTGATGATTGCCAATAGTAGCTTGCTGTATTTGCTGTCTGTTCCTAATTCATTTAGCAGGTCTCCGAATGCCTTGTCGTTCTTCAGATTCCAGTCCATTTCTTCGTATTTCTTGCTGCTGATTCTGTAGCCGTCTGTTTCTCCCTTGACTATTGCTTCAAGGTTGTTGAACAATGCTGTTATTTTATTCTGGTTGAAGTCCGCTTCGTCGAATTTCAGTCCCAGTTCTTTAAGTTCGGTTTTCAGGCCTTGCAGTTCTTTCATCCCGAAGAGTTGGCCGTAACTTAGCGTTGCTCCGTTTTCCTGGATTTCAGCTATTTCTCTTTTTATGTCATTCAGCCA